CGGCGGTTGTCCTCACGAAATTATTGGCGGTGGACGGTGTCGGGTCCGGCCTCGATGCAGACATGCTCGATGGCATCTCATCTGCGGGCTTTTTTCAGACCGCGAGTGTGCTGCGTACCGTCGACGGTGCGGTGGGTGCACCTGCCTGGTCGTTCGCCTCCGATACCGACAGTGGCGTGTATCGGGTCTCCGGCAACAACTTCGCTTTCGCGGGCGGCGGCGTGCAGGTGATGCGCGTGCAACTCGGCGGCACCACGCGCGCTGTCACCATCGGCGACGGCACAAACTCCGCCGCGTTTGCCTTCGATGCCGCCGCCGGCGGCAATCGCGACATCTCGTTGCAGTCCGCAGGCGTGAATCGTTGGGTGTGGCGCGTCAATGCGACGGCAGAAGCGGGCAGCAACGCTGGCAGCGACTTTGATATTTTGCGCCGCGACGATGCAGGGGCGTCGCTTGGAACTGCGGTGCGTCTGATGCGCTCGAGCGGCCAGTGGTTGTTTGAGGACGGCTCGGCCGCTGCTCCGGAACTTTCGTTCTTGTCTGATCCAGACTGCGGCCTTTACCGCGTCAGCGCCAACGCGCTCGGCTTGGCGGCCGGCGGCACCGACGTCATTCGCGTGGTCACAACCGGGATCGACATGGCCGTGTCGGATGCCCAGATGAAGAAAACGACCGACAGCGGCCGCTGGATTCTCTGCGGCGGTTCGGCCAACAACGCCGCGAACGGCGCCAACATCCGAGTCGAGGGGATCGACTATCTCGGCGCTGGCCTGGGCGGTGCAATCTCGCTCATCACCACGGCCGGCAAGCCAGTCTCGATTTCGGGTACCACTTCGCAACTGCGCATACAGGACGGGTCCGTCGCACTGCCCGGACTGGCGTTCAGTGCTGATACCGACTGTGGTCTGTACCGCATCGGCACCAACCAGATCGGCCTCGGCTGCAACGCGACCAACGTGCTCGACCTCTCCACCGCGTTGGTGGCCATCAACGCCACCACGGTGCGGTTCAATACCACCACCGCGACCACCATCGGCGCGGCGGGCGGTGCGGCGGCATTGCCCGCCACGCCACTCGGGTATCTCACGGCGAACGTCAATGGCACGGCGGCCAAGATCCCTTACTACAGCGTGTGAGCCAATGATCAACTTCTACTACTACGACACCGCCACCGGCCGAGTGCTTGCGATCGGCTCTTACGAGGAGCGCGGTGATGGCGCGGCCGCGCGGGCGCTCGGTAGCGGTGTTATCAGCCCGGCCAGTGAGTACGCACCGGGCGGAGTGAAGACAGCGCGGCCGGTGTTCGCACCAGCCTTGGCGATCAATAAGCTCAGCATCACGGCGGACGCGGTTGATGGTGCGACCATCACCAACATTCCGGCCGGCACGGTCGCCAAGATTTACAAGGATGGCGACGCACTCCCCCGAGCTGCGATAGTGGTCAATGACGGCTCGCTGCTGCTGCAAGCCGATAGTGCTGGCTCCTACCAGCTCGTGTTCTCGAACTTCCCACGGCAAGAAACGACGTTCACGGTGCAAGCCACATGACCACGATAGTGATTCGCACGGTCGACCCCGAGGCGCAGCGCACAGCGTTGGTCGCCAATGCGCTGTTTATCCAGCTGCGCGGGTCAACCCCGGCACAAATCGACACGTACCTGGCCACGCGGACCACGGTCGCTCAGTTGTATCCGGTGCTCTCGATGCTGGCGCAGGCCGTCGCCTACTTGGTGAACAAGGAGAGCTAGCCCACATGAAGTACCCACTGCACGCGCCGCTCTATAACATCGATGGCAAGACGCCACTGAAGGACGGCGCCGGCGCCGTGATCACCTTCAAGAGCATCGCGACGCTGGTGCTGGTGCAGGCACCGGATAAAACCGGCGAGGAGAAGTACAAGACCTTCGCGCTGGCCGTGAAGATCGAGTCCGGGGCCAATGAGAACGTCGAGCTCGATGTCGACGAGGTCTCGCGCTTGAAGCGCCTGGTCGGCGAACTTATGCCGCCGGTGGTGGTGGGCCGGATGTTCGACATCCTCGACCAGAAGTCCGCGGGCGATGACGAGGCCTGCGTAGTCACACGACCCACGATTTGCGCTCAGGCCTGACATGTCCTACCTCACCCTCGACGAGGCCAAGAAGCATTGCCGCATCGAGGTCAACGACGACGATGATTGGGTGGCCTTCCTCATCGACGCGGCGGAAGCGCACGTGGCGACGTGGCTGAACCGGCCGCTGTCGAGCCTCGGCAGCTCGAGCAACTCCCCACCGGACCTCGACACGCAGCTGCCGCCCGATGTGAAGCTCGGCATCCTGATGCACGTGCAAAACGCCTACGAGAATCGCAGCACCCAGGAAGCCGGCGTCAGCTTCGGCGAGAACAAGACGGCGATGAACCTGTTGTATCCGTATCGCACCGGCCTGGGCGTATGACCTGCGCGGTGTGCGCGAAGCTCCGGCGTATAGTGCCTAAACGCGTACGCCGAGCGTTGGAACAGAGGGAAGCGAGGACACGTGCAAAGCGGGAAGCTCCGCCACCGGATCAGCATCGAGCGCCCGATCGACACTCAGGACGCTAGCACCGGCGCGCTCATCATCTCCTGGCTGCCGTTTGCAGTGCGCATCTCTGCCGAGGTGTTGCCCGACCGCGCCCAGGAGTACTTCACCGCGCAGCAGTTGCAGTCCAGCACCAACGCCATGATTCGCATCCGCTATCTCGACGGGGTGATCCCGACCATGCGGGTCAAGCACCATCTGAGAGACACCCCCGAGCTCATCGAGGTCTACGACATCGAAGGGGTTGTCCACTTTCAGTCCGGCTTTCGCGAGCTGCGCTTGATGTGCTTGAAGCGCGATGCCGAAGGATTCCGGCGCGGCGCCGACCTGGTGAACGTATGAAGTCAGATTTCAGGATGAGCCACCGCGATTTCCGGCGGATTGAGCTGACGCTGAAGCTGCCACGCCTATTGCTGCCACGGATGCGAGTAGGCCTATGGCTCGTCGAGCTTGGAATCTGGATTTCTGGGTTCGGGTTGAAAGTAGAGACTGAAGACGATGAGTAGTCGCCTCGAGGGAGTCGCCGAGCTCACCGCCAAGTTCACCGACCTGGGCGTCAAGGTGGCGGCCCGCGAGCTGCGCGGCAGCGTCAAGGCGGCGCTCGAGGTGGCGCTGCACGCCGCACGCTCGCGCATTCCAATCGGCACGCAGGCGCACACCACCTATCGCGGCCGGCTGGTGTCCCCGGGCTTTGCTGCACAGTCGCTGCATATCGAGACCAAGCTCGACAAGCGTACCGGCTCGGCAGTCGCGTTCCTGGGCGTGACCGCCGAGGCATTTTATGCATTGCAATTTGTCGAGCTCGGTACCAGCAAGATGCCGGCTCAGCCGTGGCTGCGGCCGGCGTTCGTCGCCTCCGAGGACGCCATGCTCCAGGACCTGGCCACCGAAATGCGCAAGCGGGTCGAGCGGATCGCGAAGAAGCGCGCTCGGGCCGGCCGATGATCGAGCAGGGCCTGCACGCGTATCTCGCGAGCGTGCCGGCGGTGGCTGCGCTGCTCACCGCCGATGGCATCACGCGGATCTACCCGCTGTTGATCCCGCAACAGGCGCCGACCCCGTGTGTGGTGTATCAGATCACATCGACGACCCGCACTCAGACCTACTGCGGCACCATCGCACTGATCCGCAGCGTCGTGCAGCTCGATAGCTATGGTCGCACCTACCCGCAGGCGGTGGCAGTGGCCGCGGCTCTCTACGATGCGCTCATCGACTACAAGGGTATGATGGGTGCGGTCGATGTTCGCGACTGCGTGCCTGAGGCCGAGTCGGACTTTCAAGACCCTGAGCCCGGGTTGTACCGGCGGTATCAAAGCTGGGGCATCTGGCTGATCCAGCCCGGAGCACATCAATGAGCAGCGAAGACACTTTACTCAGCGGCGCCGGCGAAACGGTGCTGCAGATCGGCGATGGCAACTCACCGGAGGTGTTCGCGGACTTCTGCGCCATCACCGCCGTGTCGGGACTTGGGGAAGCCAAGCCGCTCATCAAAGTCACCTCGATGTGCGATCTCGCGGAGGTGTTTCGGGGCGGGCTCAAGGAGGGTGCCGAGGTCACGCTCACTGCGAACCTGATCCAGGGCGATGCCCAGACCCGAGGCTTGTTCGAAAGCTACCAGGCGGACGACCTCGTCAACTTCCGCTTCGCCATCCTCGGCACCAGTCCGCAGGAGTACTTCCAATGGCGTGCAACGATCCTCGGCTGGACCATCGACCCTGGCGAGCCCGGTTCCAAGATGTCGATGATGTTCACCACCAAGATCTCGGGCCCGGTGGACTGGATCTACGTGTGAGCGGCTGGGTCTACAAGACGGAGCTCGTGACGGTTGGTGACAACAGCCAGGCCGTGCGCCAGCTCACGGTGAGCGAGCGCAAGGAGTTCTCCAAGTCCAACGAGCGCATCAAGGGCGGGGAGCTCAAGCCCTCTGATCTGCCGGGGATCGTGGCGGGCTTCGGATGCATCAATCCGCCGCGCACCGAGGATGAGATCGACAGCATGCCGCCGGATCTGTTCGACGCCTGCGTGTCCAAGATCCTCGAGCTCACCGGGATGAAGGTCGAGGCCGAGTCGGACGAAAAAAAAGAACCGAGCTCGACCCCGAGCAGCTGATGACCTGCCGGATCGCCGCGCTCCTGCACTGCCTGCCGAGCGCGGTTGCAGCGATGCCGGCTACCGACTACGACCTGCTGTGTCAATACTTCGCCGCCGAGCCCTGGGGCCCGTGGCGCGACAACTTGCACGCCGCCATCATTGCCCGTGAGGTGCGCCGCACGCTCACCCGGCAACACAGGATCGATCTGCAGCAGTTCATGGTGGTGCCACCTGAGCAGCGCGATCGCGGCTCAGTCCAGCAATTCGTGGCGGCGCTGAAGGCGATGGCCGGACCGCGCAAGCACGTCTCCGAGCTCGCACCGAGGTAAGCCGCCATGGATCTCGCCCGACTTACCGTCCGCCTCGAGGCACAGTCCGCGCAGCTGCTCACTGAGCTTGAGAAGGCCAACAAGAAGATCGACCGCTTCGCGAGCTCGACGAACGACACGCTCAAGGGATGGGCGAGCGCAGTGGCTGCCTACTTCACCGTGGACGCGATCGTTTCGTTCACCAAAGGGGTGCTGGAGGCGAACGAGCACATAGGCGACCTGGCCACTGCCACCAACGTATCAGTGGAGAGACTCTCTGGCCTGGGCTATGCAGCAAGTCAGTCCGGGAGCGACCTGGACACTCTCGCCGACGCGCTGCAGAAACTGGCGAGCAAGTCAGCCGACGTCGCAGCTGGTAGCAAAACTGCCAAGGCGGCATTCGATGCAATCGGCGTGTCTGCGCTCAAGCTTGACGGCACGCTCAAGAGCAGCGACGAGCTGTTATTGGACGTCGCCGATGGCTTTGCGATGCACGCCGACGGTGCAGAGAAGGCAGCTGTCGCGCAGGACATCTTCGGTAAGGGTGGTCAGAATCTCATCCAGTTCCTGAATCAAGGCAGCGCAGGGATCGAGGCGCTGACCGACAAGGCGGCAAAGCTCGGCCTGATCATGAGCAGCGAGACGGCGGCGGCGGCTGATGAGTTCGGCGACAACCTTGCAACGCTGAGCAGTGTTGTGTCCCAGAACCTGGGCGCCGCGCTGGCGCAAGTCTTGCCACAGTTGATCGCCATCACGAACGCAATCATCGCCGCTATTTCCACGGGCGATGGTGTCTCGCGCTTTGCCACTGCCGTGACTACCGCGTTCAGGCTCATCACCGATGTCGGCTACAGCGTTTTTAAGACCTTCGAGGACATCGGCCGGGGAATCGGGGCATTCAGCGCGTATGTCGTGCAGGTGGTGAAAGGTGACTTGGCTGCTGCTCTAGAGATCAGCAAGCAATACGATCTGGACCGCGCAGCCTCGGCCAAGGCGGGCAACGAATTCCTCACCGCGCTGTGGGATGACAGCGCGAAGAAAATCGTGGCTTCAGCGACAGCGGCAGACGAGCAACTGAAAAAGACCATCGTGTTCGGCGGCAAGGCTGAGTTCGGCGAACTGGAGGAGGTGAAGATCACCCTCAAGAAGATCGACACCAAGCCGGTGGATGATCTCTACAAGCAGCTGCAGCTACAGACCCAGACGCAGCAGGAGCGCCAGATCGCGGCGTATGACGCGGACCTCACGGCGCTCAAGGTGCTGCTCGGCGCCAAACAGATCAACGTCGAGAAGTACAACGAACGGCTCGCCGAGATCCAGGACACGCTGCTGCCCGAGTTCGAAGTCACGCTCAAGAAGATCGAGGAGGTGGCGGAGAAGGCCGTGGTCGAGCTCTCAGAGTTCGAAAAGCAGGCGGCGAGCAACACCCAGGACATCATCGCCAACACGCTCACCGGGATCGCGACCGGCGCGGACATCTCGGCGAAGTCCATCCTGAAGTCCTTCGGCCAGATGATCATCCAGCTCACCGCCCAGGCCGTGGCGGCTGACCTCGCCGGCAAGCTGTTCGGGGAGGCCGGTGGTGGCACGAAAGGCACCTCCGGATGGATTGGCCTCGCGATGGGGGCCCTGGGCTTCGGCGGCCCTCGGGACAGCGGCGGCCGCGGCATGCCCGGGATGGAATACGCGATCGGCACCGGTGCGCAGCCCGAGCGCTTCGTGCCCGACCGTCCCGGCACCTTCATTCCCGCCGACGCCGGCGGCACCCAGGTCACCAATCACTTCACGGTGCAAACCGAGCAGCCGGTGACGCGGCGGACCCAGATGCAGATCGCCGCGGCCGCCTCGCGCGGTGTGACCCGAGCAGCTCGACGCAACAACTGATGAGCACGATCCTCCCCGACACGACCCCGCGTTTCCCGATCTGCCCGGCGTATGGGTTCTCGGTCGACCCGTACATCCTGGTGAAGATCATCACGCGCGAAGGCGGCTTCGAGCTCGTCGATCGCAAGTGGGCGCAGGCCCGCCGGATGTATGACGGCACACCGCTCGGCGATCGAGTGCAGGAGGACATCGAGGCAATCCTCTATTTCTGGCTCGCGGTGGGCGGCACGAGTGGCGCATTCCGCTTCAAGGACTTCACCGACTTCAAGAGTTGTCGTCTTGCCGACACCATCGCCGCGATCGACCAGCCGCTGGTGCTGAGCGGTGACAGTCCCACCAGCTACCAGCTGACCAAGCACTACACCTACGGCGCGCTCACCCATGCGCGTCCGATCCGCCGGCCGGTGGGCGCCAGCGTGGTGATCGCAAACGAGGTGGGTGCCGTGCAGACCGATTGGACACTCGATGAGGCAACCGGGATCGTCACCCCGGGTGGCGCGTTTGTTGGAACGCCCACTGCCGCCGGCTTTGAGTTCGAGGTGTACTGTCGCTTCAATTCCAATTTCGTGCCGTCGATCGTAAATAGACAGATCCAGAACGCCGAGGTGTCGATCATCGAGAAGCGCGAGGTGGTGTAACCCATGCGCGCCGATATCACACCGGCCGTCCTTGCCCACCTGCGCAGCGAGCACCTCACCACCGCGATCTGTTGGAGCATCGCCAAGCGCGACGGCACCTTCATCCGCGGTACCGAGCACGATGAGGACATCGTCATCAATGGTTTCCCCGGGGTGCTGATCACCTGGGACCTGGCCAGCGTGACGTTCGATGATGACTCGATCACCTTCGATGACCTCGAGATCCCGAGCGTGTCGCCGGCCTTCGATGGCACCTACCGCGCCGGTGCCAACATCAGCGCCAGCACCGTGCAGAGCGGCTCGGAGATGGCGGCCGACAACATGGACGTGGACGGCGCGATCCCGAACACGCCGACCGACGTGATCGATGTGACGGTGGATGACATCGAAGGCGGCCTGCTGCGCCAGGCGCCGGTGACGGTCTTCTTTGTGAACTGGCAAGCGCCGAACGCCGGCCAGGTGATCATGCGCCGCGGCTTCCTGGGCGAGATCGCGCGCGACAGCGATGGCATGTACACCACCGAGATCCGCGGGCTGCTGCAGTTGTTGTCGCAGGTGTTCGTCGAGACCTACGGTGAGCGCTGCGTGGTCAAGCGCTTCGGCGATGAGCGCTGCAAGGTGGACCTGGCGCCGTACACGCACACTGGCACCGTCACTGCCGTCACGAACCGCAAGGCCTTCGACACCGACCTGGTGCTCGGCACCTATCCGGACTTTCGCGGTGGCGCGTTCACATTCACCACCGGCGACAACGCAGGCTACCTGCGCGAGGCGAAGAGCGGCGCGGATCCGGCCGAGGGTGCATTCACCTTCTGGGAAGGCTGGCCGAACGAGCCGCAGATCGGCGATGAGTTTACGGTGGTGCAGGCCTGCGATCGCAGCGCGAGCGCCTGCAAGGCCTATAACAACATCGTCAACTTCCGCGGCCACGGCGTGTTTATCCCGGGCATCGATGCGCTCTCCAAAGGCCCCACGTGATCACCGGCGCCGACATCGCGGCCGAGGCCCGGCGCTGGCTCGCGATCCCATACGTGCACCAGGGCCGCTCATTCCACGGCGTCGACTGCGTGGGTCTCATCATCTGCGTGCGCGATGCCGTGGAGGCCTGGCCGGCCGGCATGCTCGCGATCCGCAACTACGCCCGGGCCCCGACCGACGGGCTGTTGTTGGAACTGCTGGCGCAGCACTGCACGCGGATCAGTGTGCTCGAGGAAGGCTGTCTACTCGCGATCCGCTGGCCGCTCGCCAAGCACTCATCGCACCTGGCGCTGTACGCCGGCGGCAGCATCATCCATGCATACCAGCGCGCCGGCAAAGTGGTTGAGACTGGTTATCGTGCGCACTGGCTGAGATACACCTCATCAATGTGGCGACTGCCGGGAGTAGGAAAGTGATTAGAGAAAGCATCGGCCTGTTGGGCTCGCGCGTGAAGGACTGCGTCACCGGGTTCTCGGGAATGGCGGCCTCCGTCACCTTCGACGCCTACGGGTGTGTGCAGGTGTGGATCACGCCGCCTGCGCATGAGGGGAAGCTGGTCGAGGGGACCTGGTTCGATATCAAGCGAGTCCAGCTCGATGGCGAGCGAATCATGCCGGTCCCGGACTTTGAGATCCGCAGGGGCGAGGAGCGTGGCGGCAACTCTCTGTCGAGCCCTGAGCGCGCACCAGGTCGATAAGTGTCCAACGCCGGCCAAGTAGGACTGGGGATCGTCGGCGGCATCATCGGTGCCGTCGTTGGCGGACCGGCCGGCGCCGCCTACGGCCTGCAGCTCGGCCTGGCCGTCGGCACCCTCGTCTCGCCGACCCAGCTGCCCGGCACGTTCGGCCCGCGGCTCTCTGACAACAAGACCACGAGCTCGCAGCTCGGGGCCCCGATCGTCGAGCTGTGGGGTACCGATGTGGTGGCCGGTACCGTCATCTGGCTGGGCGATGTGGTCGAGCATTCCACCACCGAGGAAGTCGGTGGCAAGGGCGGGCCGGAAGGTGAGAACACCACGTTCACGTACACGCAGTCGATCGCTGTCGGACTCTGCAGGGGGCCGCAGCTGGGAGTGCTGCGCATCTGGGAAAACGGGAAGCTTGTCTATGATGCGCGCCCGCAGTTTGCAGACGAAGCCGACGCTGCGTACCTGATGCGCTTCGAGGCGTCAGCGACGTACGCCGCGGGCTTCACGATATATCCAGGGGATGAGGAGCAAGAAGCCGATCCTACAATTGAGCTGAAGGAAGGTGTCGGCAACGTGCCAGCGTATCGCGGGCTCATGTATATCGTGTACGCGGATCGGCAGCTGAAAAATGATCAAGGGCAGCGGCACCCGTCCTTCAAGTTCGAGATCGGAAGCGCCTCTATTCCCGATCTGCGGCAGGCGGAGGAGGAAACACTACGCTCCAGAGTCGGCGTTCGGTGGCAATAACGTTGGCTTTAGCGACATTCCGTCCATCTCTTTCGGCGACTGTTTCTCAACGCAGATCATTGGGGCGCCCGGCACCGTTGGTATCGTTGGCGGCTTCGAGGTGCCTGTGGCGTTCTGCGCATTCGACGGCGTCGTGTTCGCTCCGCTCGGCTTCTCTATTGAGATCCACGACTTTTTCTATCGGCTCATCACCCAAGTCGAATTCGCTGGGCCCGACTTCCTCGGCACGCCTACGACCTTCAACAATCCGTCCAGCAGCGAAACATTCTTCCGCAGCGGCGATCCGCGCACCACGGTAGCGTTTTCCCCCACCACAGAGACGCCTTTCATCGTCGGGGGGGATTATCTAGTCACTGTCACCAGTACGCTGCCGGCCGGCCGGCTCTCATTCTGCGAGCTGACAGCAGCAACTGTCTCGCCACTCGGCACACCTGTCATCGGCTTCAATGCTGCGAGCGGCACTTACAACACCCTGGGCAACTTCGGCAGCTTCACAGGCACCGTTGACGTTGGCGAGGTGGACGAAGTAGCAGTGCTCGGCGTCTATATCGAGACAGCTGCACAAAATCTCCGGCTGCTGCTCGAGGGTGACTTTCCCGCGCTCACGTTAGTCCTGACTCTCACCGGAGAAAACGGCGCAGTGATCCTTGGGCCAACGCAGGGCGTCATCAACGGCACCGGCATTACGCGGTTCGACTGGGATGTCGAGGCAGATATGCTGGCCGCACCGAACACATATGCCATCGAGGTTCGCGGCGTTGGCGTGATACCCGCGGGTTCCGCGGCGAATCCGCCAGTGTCGATTGCGACCATCGTCGCCGACCTCTGCGAGCGCTGCGGACTCACCGACATCGACGTCAGTGACCTCGAGGAGCGCACGGTGGAGGGCTACCAGGTGGCCCGGGTGATGGACGGCCGCAGTGCCATCGCCGTGCTGCGCCAGGTCGGCTTCTTCGACTCGGTCGAGAGTGCTGGGCTCGCGAAGTTTGCCACCCGCGGCAAGGCGCCGGTGCGAACGCTCGAGCTCGCTGACCTGGGCGCGCATGCCGCGGACAGCGCGGTGCCGCCGTCCATCACCACCCGCGCGCAGCAGGACCTCGAGCTGCCACGCCAGTTGTTTGTTCAATATCGCGACCCGGCGCGCGACTACGAACAGGGCCAGCAGGCCTCGCCGACCCGGCTCATCACCGAGGCCGTGAACGACAGTTACGTGGACGTCGCGGTGGCCATCGATGCGACCGCGGCCGCGCGCATTGCCGAGGTGCTGTGGGCGGATCAGTGGGCGGGGCGGTGGCAGCACAGCCTCGCACTCGACGCCTCGCACACCGACCTCGAGGTGACCGACTGCGTGCTGGTGCCGGTGGATGGTCGGCTCGAGCGCATGCGCATCGTCTCCGCCGAGGACTCCGCCATCGTGCTGCGCCAGCTCAGTCTGGTGCGCGATGACGATGGCAGCTACGTATCCGCCGCAATCGCCGAAGCGCCGGCAGTGGTGCCGTCAGGACTGCGTATCTACGCGGTCACTACGCTGACGCTGTTGGACCTGCCGGCACTGCGAGTCGAGGACAACGACGCGGGCGTGTATGCCGCTACCGTTCGCAGCGGCTCAGGCACGAGCTGGCCCGGGGCAGCCCTTTACCGCGGCGAGGTCGGTGGGCCGCTCAGCGCGCTTGTCAGTGTCACTGGCGAGGCGATCGTCGGCACGCTCGCCTCGGGCCTGGCGGCGGGTCCGTCCACGACCTGGGATAGGGGCAGTGCGCTGGTGGTGGACCTGCCGCGGGGCCAGTTCGAGTCGCGCACCGAGGCCGAGGTGCTCGACGGCGCCAACACGCTCGCGATCGGCGTGCACGGCCGCTGGGAGCTGGTGAGCTTCGTGACGGCCACCCAGATCGGCGCGACGCGATGGTCGCTCACGCAGCTGCTGCGCGGCCGGCGCGGGACGGAGCACGCGATCGGCGGCAGCCTGCCCGGTGATACCGCGGTGCTGGTGTCAGGCGCCGGCATCGTGCGCCTGCCGCTGCTGGTCGCCGAGCTCGGCGTGCCGTTCGTGTATCGCGCGGTGACGATTGGCGCGGCGCTCGGTACCGGCGCGGATCAAACCTTCACCGGTGCCGGCGAATCGCTGGTGCCGTTCTCCCCGGTGCACGCTGCGGCCGTGGATGCCAGCGGGGATCTCACGCTCACCTGGGTGCGCCGCGATCGGCTGCTGCTCGACTACGTCGTAGGAGTGGCGACGCCGATGTCCGAGGCGAGTGAGGCGTATGAAGTCGACATCCTCGACGGTGACAGTCCGCCGGCGGTGGTGCGCACGCTCACCAGCACCACCCCGAGCGTGCTGTACACCCTGGCGCAGCAGTCCACTGACTTTGGCAGCCCCGTGCCGACCGAGATCACGGTGCGCATCTACCAGCTCGGCGCGCTCGGGCGCGGGCACGTCTGTGAGGAGAGTGTGTGACCACCCCGATCCTGTTGTTGGATGAGTGGAGCGAGGCGCAGGCCTCCCCGCACGTGACGATCAATGAGGCGCTGCGCTGGCTCGAGTGCTTCACCAACCTGGCGGTGGTGAGCAAGACCGTCGCCACCCCACCGGGCTCACCGACCGCAGGCCTGCGCTACATCGTGGCCGCGGCCGCGACCGGCGCGTGGACCGGCCAGGCCGGCAAGGTCGCGCTGTATCTCGGGACGGCCTGGGGGTTTCGCGCCGCGCCGGTGGGCACGCTTGCGTGGGTCGCGGATGTGACGACTGCGTTTCGTTGGAACGGCAGCGCCTGGGTGTAAAGCGGAACGTGCCGCTGCAGGCCCGCGTTCTTTGTTCCCATGCGCATCGATATCTACTTTCACGAGACCGGCGAGGAGGCTGCCCCACCGTTGTGAGCGATCGCCTGCAGCAGTCGATCGAAGCGGAGGAGGGCTTCCGCGAGATCCCGTATCAGGACACCGAGGGCCTGTGGACGTTCGGGATCGGGACGTGTCTTGAGCGCTCGGTGATCACACCGCAGGAATGGAAGACGCTACTGGATCGAGGCTGGATCCAGGTGAAGATCACGCACGAGGGCGCGCGCCTGCTCAGGGACCACAAGCTCGAGCAGGTGACGCGCGCCCTGAGCAACACGCTGCTCGACTGGGCCGACTTCAGTGAGCCGCGCCAGCACGTGCTCATCTCCATGGCCTACCAGATGGGCGTGGGCTTCCTGGAGAAATTCCCGAAATTCACCGCCGCCGTCAACGCTCAGAACTGGGCGGCGGCCAAGGCGCACGGCCTCGACAGCGTGTGGGCCCGCGAGCAAACCCCGGCCCGGGCGAAGCGGCTGATGAACCAGCTCGAGCGCGGGACGCTCAAGTGAACGAGCGGCTCATCGCCTGGGCGCAGATCGGACTGTCGGTGCTGTTCCTGGTCGGCTATTTCACAGTGCTGATCCTGTTCATGCTCGGCCACGCCAGGATTCCGACCGACTACAAGGAGGCCTTCGCCGGCCTGCTCTCGCTCATGACCGGTGGTGGCCTCTCGATTCTCTACTTCTGGTTCCAGCGCTCACGCACGCAGGCGTTCGAACCGCCCCTCGCGCCGGCGCCACCAGCACCCATCAGTCCCTTCCAACTTCACCAGGACCCGCCATCATGATCCAACGACAGTTGCACCGACCGCTGATCCCCGTGCTGATCGCGATGCTGCTAGTCGGCTGTGCGAGCCTGGGACTCGTCACCCCGCAGACCCTCGATGAACGCCTGTCGTACGCGTACGACCAGCACACCGCCGCGCTGCAAACCATCACGTCCACCACCAACCTGCGGCTCATCAACTCGCGCGATGCGGTGTCGATGCTGGCGCTTGCCGACAATGCGCGGCTGTTGTTGGATGCCGCCCGGGGTGCGCAGCGCGGCGGGGACGTGGAGTCGGCGGAGGGCCGCTTGATCCTCGCGACCAATGTGCTGCGCGAGCTACAGACGTATCTTCGAACCAGAACCCGCATCCAGGGAGGTGCCACGTGAGTGTTCCAGTTGCCGTCGCCACCGAGTTCGTCCTGAACTCTCTAATCAAGCTCGCCGAGTCCTCGGCCCGCATCCGTGCCGTGCAAGCCGCGGGGCGTGACAAGCTCAACTTGGCTGAGTGGCAGGCCATCCTCGAGGGCAACGACCAGGCGCGCTCGGATGCGCAGGCCGCGGTCGACAACGCCATCATCGAGGGGCGCTAACGTGTCGGGCGAGACGCGCGGGCAGGTGTCGGGGTGGACGGTGGACACGCTGCGCGCGTACCTGCAGGCGCTCATCGATGAGCGCAACACGCGCTATGAACAGCGGTTCGCGGGTGTCATCGAAGCACAGCGCGTCGCGAAAGAGGCGGTTGGCACGGCGCTGTTGGCGCAGGAAGTCCTGGTGCAGCGTGCCGAGGGGGTCAACGAGAAACGCTTCGACCAATTCAGCACCGCTCGCCGCACATCGGATGCCGCCGCATTGCTGATGATGCCGCGCATCGAGGCCGAGCAGCGATACAACGCCCTGAATGAGAAAATTTCGGAGATGGCGGCGCGCATCGATCGCAACGAGGGTCGCAGCGGTGGGCTGTCGGCGGGCTGGGGGTATCTCATCGGCGCCATCGGTGCAGTGGGCGGCGCCATCGGCATCGTCTTCGCGCTGCTGCGCTAGCGCCGCGCGTTCTTGCGCTCGACATAGAGTCGTAGCGCCTCATAGTCATCGGGGTGGATCCACAGGTGCGCGAGCTTGAAGCCGAGCTTGCGCATGCGCTCACGCTCGGCCTGCTTGCGCTGCGCCGGGGTCCGCGGTGCCGCGGTATCCTCAACCTTTGTCATAAGGGACCGCGAGCCTCTAACGCATCATCCAACAACTTGAGCGCACCGCGATCCAGACACACACCATCGCGCACGCTGCTGGCGACTCGCAGCGCGGCAGCTTGGATCGCACGCAGCCGAATCAACTCCGCTGGATCACACTGCTCGATCGCCTGCTCTCGCGTATCCATCGGTACGGATGTCATCGCTTCTCCTGGTCTCACAAATGCAAGCCGGGGGCATTGCTGCCCCCGTCCCTCCCACAGATTACCGTGGGTCATTAGCCTGTCCTGTTTCATGTCGCCCGAAGGATTGGCTGTCGGCGGTGGTGTGGGGCCCCGGACACCTGTGCGCTTATCTCCACTCCCTGCGCCGCTCCCGGTAGATGCTTCGGTTTCCCAGCACCATGTAGAGAGTGTACACCGTGACATGTCACGGTGGCGTGATGGGAGTCGCAGTCTCAGAGCCTGGCATCCACCAGATCACGCAGCCACTCGGTCGGCTGCTGCTCACCTGCAAAAATGCGTCGGATCTGCCGGTCTGAGATTTCCAACGTGCGCGCCACCGCACGCACTGACTCCAAGTCCACCGTCGCCTTGCGCAACTTGCGGATCACGCGTGCACGCTCGGGCAACGTGAGCGTTGAGCGTGCCTTGCCGGCGGGCCAATGGCCCAGGCCGTCGGCGCGCTTGCTCTTGAGGACGGCACTCACGCGGGCTCGCTCCTGGCGCAAGGTCTCGACCCGCTCGGCGTATTCCAGCAGCTCGAGCCACACGCGAAATGGAGGGAATGCCAGGTCCACTGCGCAGCACGGATCGGCGCATGATGGGGACTCGTCGGACCCCCTGGCACAAGACAGCACCGACGGGAGCAGAGCTGCTCGAGGTCCTTCTCCTCCTCCGAGGCGGGCGCTCCCAGTCGAGGTCACTGCAGCCCGCGGGCCATCGGCCCTGATGGGTCCGGTGCGGCGTCCGCGGCTGTGACGGTACGGTCCCGCCGCGGAGGCCCTTTCAATCCCTCATGGTCCTTTCCGCAGCCCGCACCAAAAAGCCCGAGCGGGTTTCGCCGTGGCGCTGAGCATAGGCATCGATACGCCGCAGCGTCGCCGCCGGCACAGTGATGTTGATCTTTTCAGCAGGGCCGAAGTACTTCTCTACCCGCACATCGATCACTGCCCACACCGCGCCCGCCAAGTCCGGATTGCCTTGGTGAGTCGCAAGGGTCTTTGCTTCTGGCAGTGACTCGCCATGCTCCACAAGCAGTTCAACGTGACCATCGATCGCCTCCAGCGCACCTTCGATTGCCTCATCGAACGTGTCGCCGGCCGAAAAGCAGCCGGGCAGATCAGGAACGATCACGCCGTACTTGATGCCGTCATCGGTGTGCAGTGCCAATACGAAGCGCATGGTGGTTACCTCTTTGACCAATCCCAGCCGGCCTGCCTGTAGATGCTGCGCAGGGTAGTGATCGGGATGTCTTTCTTGGGGTGCGGAACAGTGACCGAGCCGGGAGTGCCGAGGCGGCGGTAGTGGTGGTGCGAGCCTTTCACCCTCGCCAGAGTCCAGCCCTCAGACTCCAATCGCTTGATCACATCCCGGCTCTTCATGGTGGTCATTATAACCACTGGCTAGATGTCTATCAACACCATACCCACCATAGTGTGAAGTTCAGCAGAAATCTCGGCGTGACGGGGCAGTCCCGCCGCGGAGCCCTTTACTCCAGCTTCAAGCCAAACAGTGGGCTGAACGAGCCGGCGTCCTTGTTGGTCTTGCTGTCCACCAGGTCCACGGAGACGATGCCCCACTTGGGCTCAAAGCAATACGCGGCCGGCACGCTAACAAACACCTTCTTCTGTTCGAAATCCAGCCGATAGAAGGCAGGACGTACGACCACTGTCGCTCCTCCGGCTTCACTGCACTTGACCTCGCCGAACACACCCTTTTCCTGCAGGGACTCGATCATCTCTTTGCGCCCGGCCTGCATCGTTGGTGACTGATCGACCTTCGGTTCGCTGGCTGCTTTAGCAGCCACAGCTGCGGCCGCTTCAGCAGGAGTGTCTAGATGGGCCGACCTGAAAAAAATACCCCACAGGAAGATGGCTGCGAAGGGCACGCCGATGAACAGCGTGAAGCTGCCGGTCCTCTTCGGGGCGGGCTCGCCACACTGCGGACACACCGCCGCGTTGGCGCCGATCTCCTTCTGACAACCACCACACTTCCTGAGCGCCATAGTCCCGTGTCTCCGTTACGTTCGATCGGCGGGAGTGTAGGCGGGAGCGGTTCGGGTGACTGTGACCGGGACGGTCGCCGCCGGCGGAGCGGCGTGCGGCGCATCGCAAGTTCGTAGGCTTCGGGGATCGGCCCAGGGGTTCTAATACCCTCGGTCGCGTTCGCACCTGATCAATGGCTTAGCGAGCTCATGCCGCCAGAGTATTAGAAGTTTCTGCCACCGATTAGTGAGCTCACACAGCAGCTTGCGTCGAGTTTGGGCGCGGACTGAAAATCCGCGTGTCGATGGTTCGATTCCGTCCCTGGCCACCATTTAAACAACCACTTACGACGCGGCTCAAGTGGCGTCGTTTCTAATATC